TTCCCCATACTCTGATTAAAGGCTTGCTGTTAAACCGTGTCGGATTTGTCAGTGTAGCAGGACTGATTGTTCGTATGGAAACAATTCTACCCGTGTCCGCAAAATTGTAGGTTACACCACTTGCGAGCTGGAAAGTCTGCCCGCCGATATTTGTCTTGACCCGTTCTCCACCGATGTTCAGAACCTGTGCTCCGACTGTCGGCTTTGTTCCTGCAACATACTTGTCACGATCTGAAATCCATGAGCCTGTCAGCGTTTCGTTGTTATAGGAAGCATAATAAGGGAACGCATGTAACGCTCCGCTCGTCACATCAAGATAGCCACCATAAACAGTTTTCCCAAAATCACAGGTCACGGTTTTGGCTGTGTATTTGATATAAACTGTGCCATGATTTTTCGCGCATATCATAGGATAGAAAGTGATGTTGCTGACAGTGACTCCTGCTTTCACTCGCAGATAAAAGCCGTAATTAACACCATGCTCTAACCGAACCTTGACGATTTGTGTCGGTTCAAATGATGATTCGGAAGCATTGCCGTTCCAGTCCTTCGCTCTTGCACCTGCGCTTCTATCCCACAAGAAGCAATAGTATTTATCGGCAGAACCGCCTTCGGCACAACCCGTTAACTGATAATCACCATCATCTAAACCCCAAGTGAAGTTAATGATGAACGATGCATCTTCATCAGCAGTGCCATTCGCAACTACTGTGTTGTCTGACTGTTTTGTGAACGTGATGCCGTGATTCGTGCTACTTGAAGATGTATTCTTCAAAAGATTCTTCAGTGACGAAGTTACAGTTGCCGTTGTCCACCCGCTAATTGGGCAGATGTTTTCGTAGGGCGTCCATGGCAAAACATCACTGCCCTCATTGATTTGGATTTCGGAAACTTTAAATGATGCGCCGATATTGTAATTATCGTTGTTCAGATAAATCTGAACTGCATCGCAATCATGTTCAAGGGTGATAGTGCTTTTTTTCAATCCGTTGGATGCTACTGATGGCTTTGTATCAGCCGCTTCATATTCACTCGTCCCAGTAATTCTATATCGTGGTGTCGCAACATTTGTCGCAAAGTCAGTTTCGGAAGACACCCACGAAAGCGTATAGGTTTTTCCTGCTTTTAAATTTACAGGAGCAAGTGCTGTGCCACGGTTTGTAACACCGCTTTGAGCCACTTTGGTGAATGTGTATGTACCATCACCATTGATTGTAAATGATGCAGACAGCAAACCACTTGCATTCAGAACGTTGTCGCCTGTTCCCCCTACCCACGGATGGTCATAGCCGTGCAAGTCCTGCACTGGTTCAATAGCAATCTGCAGGTCGTCCACTTTAACGAGATTAGACATGTTATCGATAACAGCAGGATTGCCGGACGTTGTTTCTGTAACTGAAGACACGGGAACAGATGTTTCACCGCTTTTGAGGAAGCGTTGGGGCATGGAATCGAATTCCAGGTCTATAACAGCACCGGTCGCATCATATGTATCTGGAATAAATGCTGCTTTGAACGATGCCATCCGGAACTCATTCGGCGTCTGAGTCTCTTCATATCTGCAATATCCCCAACATGATTCCAGGAAGTTTCTCATCTTTCTCATGTTTTCCTGCATATTCTTCGTGATATACATTCTGACCTTCAGAGTGAGATTATTATATTTATCATTACTCAGCTGCAGCGCACCAGAGCGTCCCACAATCGAAACGCTCTGAATATCCTTTGCAGCTCCATCCATATAATTAGATGTCGCAATATAAGCACTGAAATCAGAAAAGGATTTGCCGTTGAATGTCAATTCATTGATCATGCGAATACCTCTTCGTTCCTTTTGATTCCGTTCGTCAGATAGTCTTTGATATATTCGGCCAGCGCTCTCGGATCTTCATAATCCGCAGCATTGACATTGATCGTAATGCCACCCATATTGGTCGTGGAAGTATTTCCTGTGCCGACTGTATTGGGTGTATACTTTGCCGATGCCGTAAGATCAGCTTGAAATGAATCAGTCGTGTTTTCCAGCAGATTATCCATAGCACTATCTACCGCACTAATATTCCCAGTAATACCTTTAGCAAGTCCAAGATCCATAAACTCACCCATTTCAGCAAACACCTTTGAAGGTGAAGCAATGCCTAAGAAATTCAGTGCAGATTTTACAATGCTGTCCAACGAGCCAACTAATGTCGAAATAACACTGCCCACAGCCTGACTAATACCATCGCCTAAGCCGAGCAATAGATCAAAACCTGCGCTAACCATGTCGCCAACGAAAGAGCCAACTTCACTGATCATTTCGCCGATAACACCATCTATTGCTCCAAGAACTGTTGATATAGCATTATCAATGCCATCCGATATGCTGTCAATCAGCTCCGCTCCTTTACTCAGGAAATCTGGAAGACTATCCATAAGTGCTCCAAGCAGTTCCAATACAACATTTCCGATTGCAATCAGAATAGCAGGTAAATTGTTCCATATACCCTGCGCCAGATTCTGAATCAATTCCCAACCTTTTTGAAAAATGACAGGCATGTTGTTTAAAAGGAATGTGATCAGATTTGCAACGATCTGGCCAATCGATTCTAAAACTGCAGGAAGGTTTTCCAGCATGCCTGTTGCCAGATTAGTGACCAATTGAATGCCATTTTCCAGCAATGAAGGAAGAGCATCCTGTATCGTCGCAAACAATTCACTTAAGATCTGACCTATTGAGGATAATACTTCAGGAATAGCCGAAAACATTCCGTTTGCAAGATTGCTAATCATCTCAACACCACGAGTTAACAATGCCGGCATATCCGCAATCACCCACTGGTGAATGCTAGTTAGCACTGACTGGATCATTGCAAACAGCATCGGGATTCCTTCCGTGATACCAGTTTGAATAGTCGTTATTGCATTTGTTACGGATGTCTGCAGCTTTTTCATGACCTCCGAATCTGTATTCATAAAGAAAGTTTCCAACGCTGTAGGAAGTGAAACTGTTAAGATGCTGAAAATTGCTCCGGGCAATGCAGTAAAGATATTTAAAAGGCTGGGAATAAGATTCCCAACCAAAAATGTTATAGCAGTATCAGCTAACGCATTCAACGCCGGCCCGATATCCATGCCCAGAGCAATCTGTCCCATCAGATTCTGTGCAGCCGCCTTCATGGATGCCATAGAGCCAGAGAACGTTGATGCTGATTCCTTTGCGGTAGTACCAGTAACTCCAAGTTCTCCTTGAATAACATGGATCGCATCATACACGTCAGCAAGATTGTCAATTTTATATTCAACACCAGAGATTTCCTGAGCATCTTTCAATAGGCGTTCCATTTCGGTTTTTGTACCACCATAGCCTAATTTAAGATTGTCCAGCATAGTATAGTTCTGCTTGGCAAAGCCCTGGTATGCCATCTGGATGGATTCCATCGAAGTACCCATCTTGTTAGCATTGTCACTCATGTCTATTATTGCAGTATTGGCCGCTTCTGCTGCGGCATCAGTATTGCCACCAAGTGATTTGACAAGGCCTGCTGCAAAGGATGTGGACATTTCCATGTATTGATTCGCTGATACACCTGCAGTCTTGTAAGCGTCTGCAGCATACTGTTTCATCTTATCGGCAGAATCTTTATATAATGTTTCGATACCGCCGATAGACTGTTCCAAATCTGCACCTGCAAAGAGTGTTTCTTTTAGAATCATTCCGATCCCAGCCGCTTTAATTGCCGCTTTGATTTTATCTGCAATAGTATCACCGGCGTTTTTTCCAGACTCTGCCGCCTCGTTATTCAAAACATTAGTAATACTTCCCTTGATGCCTTTTGCGGATGGTACTATCTGGACATAACCTTTTCCTAAATCAGCCATCTATTTTCCTCCCCATTCGCTTTTCGTATTGCTTCTTAAACTCAGCCATTGTGCGGACTTTGTATTTATGCTTTTTCGTTTCCTGTATCATTGATTCCAAAATTGACTTCGGACGGTTCCTTCCCTTGCTTCCATCTTTCGTTTTGGACCAGACAAGATAATGCAGTGAATCAGCTATCGAAGCTAATAACATGATATTTGACGGAGCTTTTGCTCCGTTTGCTTTCATTTTTATTCGAGAATCATCCCTTAAACCGGCAGCGAGGACTGCAGCGGTCATGGCTGGCAGTCCCCGATAGTTATAAATATGATAAGTTTCAGCGAAGTCGCATATTAGTTCTTCTTCGCCGATCCGGATCATGCCGGCAAGGGTTACGAGTTTTTTCCGTGACTGTTAGCTTTAAAAATATCAGTGATTTCTTCCATTACACGGGAAATCGGAACTGTTCCGTTCTCTGCACGGCAATGATTCAAAAGATCTTTCTTCTTGTCGCCAAGCAAAAGATTCACAACAGTGACAACAGACAACGGATTGTCTCCGGATGTCTCTGCCAATGCATCAATCAGTTCATAATTGTTCAAACGACTGTCATCCAGTTCAAATTCAAAGCCGGTACTCGTAGTCCCTTTGATCATAGATTATTCCTCCTGAAGGTACTCGTAATGAGTCTGACCAGAAGCATCAGCGACGCAATTCAGCGTCACCTCATAGCCAACTGCATCGTCAGCAACATAGACAATATCACCGATTTCGCCAGGTTTCGCATTCGGAAGGACGATGCGGTGATTGCCTCCGCCGCTCGTTTCAAGATCAAATACATAAACATATGCACCGAGATCTTTAGCGTTGGCTTTGATCGTAATACCTGTCGCAAGTGTTCCGGTCACGTTATCTTCACCATAGACCATTTTCAGCACTTCAAGGTTCTTTGATTCGATGAATTTAGCCTGGAATGTGTCTTCCTTTGCGGTCATGATGTTCAGAACCGGAGTTTTGTTCATATCCAGAATGTTTTCCGTCTCTGGAGAGTTTGTATTTGTAATGCCGTCCTCGCTGATAAAGCCAAGACCGATATACGCAGAAGCAAGTGCTGTCGTTGCGTCAGTCGGAAGAGCCGTACCAAGCGGGGCACGGAAAGCATATCCTGCCACTTTTCCTTTTCCGGCAGTGACATTTGCTGTTGTATTGCTCATCTAGATTTCCTCCGTTAATAATGTGAAATATCATATACCGCCTGGTAGCGGTAGTGTTTTGTAGTCGTGTCTGTGAAGTTGTAATCACTCTGAAAAGCTGCCTTGGTAATTTCTCCGCATTCAACAGAATCTTCTACTGCTGCTTTCACTTGTTCGTTGAATGTTGCTGCTTCGTACAAGGAACCAGCATAGCTCTGAAAGGCAAAGGTACTTGTAGTGACCTTATTTCGCTGGGACGCACCGGTCTTTTCTATAATCAGGAATGGATACTGTGGTGTGCTTTTCGGAATCTCCATATATGCTCTAAATCCTCTGGAATGCATATAATCAAGAATCACTTTTTCGATCATACTTTCACACTTCCTAGAGCTTTGAGCAGAGTATTTTCCTTGAGATTCCGGTTCTTTGCTTCTGGCGTATCTGCAGAAATCAAGCAGCCCTGTCTTGTACCGATGACTTTTGTATCGGCTTCGAAGCCTGCCCCTGCCGTTGCTGCTACACGATGACCAACTTCTCTGAGAATGCAAGCCATCTCATTGCCCTTCAACAATTCAGCAACACCCTGCCTATTCAACTCAAACTTGAACTTACCCATCGTATCTATCCACCGTCACTTTCGTATTCCATGCAGTCGGAACCAGTGAGTCAATCCCTTTGGTCGGAATACCAAACACGCGCCATACTTCGCCAAAAAACTCAACAATCTGATTTTCCCAGGTATGAGTATCACCCTTTGGAATAGCAAGCGTATATACAGCCTTTCGCCCATACAGTTCTGTCGTGTTGACTATCTCTTGCGAACTGGATGGCGAAACAAGAACATTTTCCACAGCTTCTGTCACTTCCTCATAGATTGGAGCACCAAACGGATCTGTTCCAGTCTGTACTCGTGTATGTAGTATTACCGTAATTCCTTTCATGTGGAACTCTCCTCATAAGGATTACTGCAGCCGATCTTGTTCCCTAATCCGAGCAAGATGCGATCAGTCTTTCCAAGATACAGTTCTCCGGAAGATCCATTGGAAATAGTCCATGACTGTGAGTATCCAAGTGCTGACATAGATCCCTGCGTAGCACCGATCGGCACTGATGTATCAGATCCGTCACCCAGTGACCTTCTGACAATGCGGCAAGAAACAACCTGTTTTGCCTCTGAAGAAGCATTTTTAGCCACTGCATCGATGAGTACCGATGCTTCATCAAGGAGTGCAGCACATTTTATCTGTTCCTCTTCAGTGAGTGAGCGAAAACCCAACTCAACCTGTTCAACTGTCGCATATGCTGTCATAGGTCACTCCTTCCGTTTCCTGCCAGTTTTCTTGACTGGTGTCTCCTTCTTTTCGGCAGGATCGGCGGCAAGCTTGTGGCCTGCCGCCTGATACTCTTCCACACGATCCTCGGCTACATACATATCATTACCCATCTGGGTATTGATCATATGAACCATCAAGCCGCTGCGCCAGTCAGAAGGTTGAACGCAGTTGTATCAGCTCTGAAGCCGACTTCGATTTCTGCACGCACAGCGACCATGTTCTGCTGCCAGAGGTTGATCGTTGTTGCACCGGATGTCAGTGTAGCAGTATCGGAAACGCTGATTTCAACGCCCTCAACAGTGCCATACAGAGCCTGTGTCCAGTCACCGGCAATACCGACGATTGCGGGAGCAGTCGTTCCGGAAGTAACAGGCGCTTTGTAGACACCTTTGTTCATATATGTCGGAGCTCCCAGGATTCTGTCGATTGCACCTTCAGAAGTGCTGTTAACAAACAGCGGACGGCCTGTAGTATCAGTTGCAGCAAGCAGAATGCCACGAGCCTGCGGAGCCAGGGCAATACCATTCATGATGCCGCCATGAACAGAGATATCTGTGTCTGCAGCAACCAGTCCAGCATAAGTGCCGGTTCCCTGTGCACCCGGAAGAATGCTCTGGGCGGTGCAGTTTGCAAATGTGTCAAAATTGGAACCCGGTGCAGGTGTAGCACCTACTACAGTGCTGTCAAACACTGCGGACAGTGCAAACGGAAGACGCTGAACCAGAGCATGATACAGAGCAGCCGCATCACGGGTGAATTCCTTAGAGAATGTTTCGATGACTGCGATCTTGTAGGCCTGCATCAGCTTTGTATTCAGAGTTGCATTGGAAACCGGCTTTGCGGCAGTTTCAGCAACCCATGCGGCCGTTGCGTCGCCGGTAATTACCGGAATTGTCAGGCCTCGGCCCGGAAGTGTGATGTGTCTTGCCAGCTGCATAACTGCAGAGGCTTCCTGTGTCTTCTGAAGGATTTCATTAGATACTTCAGAAGGAAGAACGATTGAAGTTGTTCTGTTAATGTCTGCCATTATCTTCTCCTCCTATTGTTTTAATGACTTATTTAACCAGTCTGCGAATTGTTCGGCGGTAGATCCTCCCTTAACTTT